CCTAACTCACGTTAAGTGCTTAATTTTTAATCATATATTAAGTCCTCTATGTCTTTGTCGGACTCTATATACAACGCTCCTACAATCTCATCATTTTTAATAAATACATTTCCGTTTCTGCAAGTAAACTTTGCAGTCAAGCTGTCATCAACATCCTTTAACGTATTTATATATTTCATATCAGGAATGTTCTTTAGTTTATTTACACTTTTTTGAAATAATTTATTGTCAGGTTGATTGCATATATTATAACTATACATACTTTACCTCCTAATCAAGATTGAACTTTTTATTTACTTCCTTGTTAGTCTTGCCTGCTGTTTCAATAATGTCTTTGTATGCTTCTTCCAAAGATAAATTCTTTTTACTCATCTTATATTCTACCAATTTTTCAAAAGATTTATTAGGTCTGTTTGCATTGAGTTCCTCAGCTTTTTCTCTGTCTGACATCATCAGCCTTGCCTCAGACCTATACTTATTTCTAAGAGCATGAGCTTGCATTGCCTGTTCTTTTATACTCTTTGTAGTATCAATGATATTAAGTATATTTTCATCATGAGCCTTATACCATCTTCTAACTTCCAAATCACCAAACTTACCAAAAAACTCATCTCTATAGTCAAGAGTGTTTAGTTTTTCTTGTCTTTCTTCTTTGTATTTTACCCACTTTTCATCATCACTATACTTCATTTTTTGAAATTCTTCAAGACTTTTTCCAATTTGATCACCATAGATTAATCTATATTTTTCATATTCCTTTTCATCATTACTCCTATTTAACATCATCTTTCTGTTTATCTTGTACTTACCTTTTTCTTTTTCACTCATAGACTCATACCAAGCCTTGTAGTTCATATTCGCAGGTACTTTGTAGTTTTTACCGTCCATATCTCTTGCAAGCCTTGTATCACCTTCGTCTTGATACTCTTCCAAGTATGGTATAGTAGTTGAACGACAATTAGGATGCATCGGATTACAATTTAATCCAATTTGTCTTTTACTTACTTCAAATACTTTACCATCAAGACTTTGACATATCTCACTTGTCCGAAAGTCTAACGTCGCCAAGAATTGATATTTTTTAAGACCTACATTTTCATATAACCGCTGTGTAGCCTCGGATAAGATATAGTTAGACTCAGTCCTTATCAGCCTTTTTGCATTTGAAAAATTGACATCCATCCTATCTTTTACCTGCCTACTCATCTTGTCTACAGAGTAACCAAGAGCAATTCCGACATTTAATATTCCTTGCAGATCACTTGCCATATTGGAATAATGTCCCCATATTCGTTCAGAGAAGTCCTTATTACTCCACTTTGCATTTACTATATTCTCGATAGCTCTATTGTCAAATCTATCAAAAGACAAATCAAAATTGACAGTAGGGCAGTCATATAAGCTATGTGCAGCTTCACTATATGACTGTTTATAATTTTCTGCTAAATGTTCTTTTGATGAATTTTCATAATTTTTTGTCAGTATCTTTAAGTTAAGCTCTGTTTGTTTTAACAAGCTTTCAAGCCTGTTAAGTTTTGAAGATAAATAGCCTTGCTTTAATTCTTGTTTATCCTCATCACTTAAATTACTGTTTTCAATCCTATTCTTGATTTCTTCCAAATACTCTTTTAATTCTTCATGTTTCAACGGCTTTCTTGCATTAATATTGCTTATGCTTTCATCAGTATCAGCATACTTTTTATGCCATTTTGAAATATCATTTTGTATTTGTTTTTCAATATCTTCATAAGACTTTTTTAGTTCATCAAGATACTTTTCACCTCTGTCTTTGCTATGTTTTTCCGTCTGCAAAGCTCTTTTTTCAAAATATTCTTTAGTATTCACATCTTATTACTCCATATTTTTTGCATTATAAAAGCACCTGATATGTATCAAGTGCCTTTATAATATTTTAGGGGGATTGTGTATAATCTTTGTTAATCTCAAAATCTCTTAGTTCATACTCGTCTTTTTCTTCTTCCAATCTTTTTAGCTCTTCATCCACATTATTTATTTGTGGTAGAAGTTCTAATAATGTTCGTCTTGATACAACATTTGAAAGTGATAATATCATATTCGTTATTTCCATTTCATTTACAGGTAAGTTCCTTGTAAACTCTTCAGTAATATCAAGATAGTTATAATCCTTATTTTTCTTAGTGTTCAGCATATATGTGATTAGTTCACATCTTTTTCTAAGACCTACTCTGAATTTGTTTTCTTTTTCAGTCGCATTTTCTTCCAGTGGAATAGTTTTGAACTTTATAGCTATACCTGAAAGATTTCCGGCAAATTTTTCATCTGCCAAGTCAGGTGTCATAGAAAACTTGTGAATGTCATTATTCAGCCTTTTCTTATAGTTTTCTGTAGCTGAGTCATTGATTTCTTTAATTAAAAACTTTGCATCTCCACCGTCCGGGAAAAATAGCATTCTATTTTTCTTCATCTTTTCAGCAGTTGAAGTTTTGCCACTTCCATTTTCATCTTCTTCGTCATCTTCAATGCCGTTATTTCCACTTATCACCATATAAGCATCGTTAAAATAGTCAACATCGTTAGCAGTATTGGACTGTGAAGTGTCATATGCATCATTAAGAGATAATATATCTTCAAAATCAGATTTCATCTCTTCATTATTTTTGTACACAATGATTGGAATATCATCAAACTTATTAAGCTGCATTTTATTAATATCTTCAACAAATTCATTTTGATTTTTATTTTTTGAAAAATACTGTATACCATCTGTAGTATATACTTCAGCTATTTCAGTTACATTATTGTCCAAATCTGTAGTCTTATAATATCTGATCCCACACAGTAAAAACTCTCTCATACTTGTACCGAATACAAGTATAGTCTCACGTGGATCAAGTTTCTTAAACTTTGTGATTGCATCTTCATTTTGATAAATAAGTTCACAAGCATAGCCAAATATTGCTGCAGACTTAGCCAATTCAAAATTTACATCTGTATAAAAGTTGTCATCAAGTATTTTTTTATATTCTTCCAGATACTCATCATCTGACGACTTTGATTTGACAGAAACGCCCATGAAATAGCCTGTTTGTAGTTTTACTACATATTTGGCATAAGCAGATGCAAGTTTGTTATTTACTTTACTGTTATTACTTGATTTTTTTAATATATCATTATTTGCATTGTAATAGTCGTGTAATGTATTGAGACGATCAAGTTCACTGTTTTTAAATTTTGCTATTATTTTAGATATGTTTTTGCTGTTTACTTCAAACTCTGATAGCTTTATCAATACACCACCCCCTATAATCCAAGCAATTTTTTACTAAGTAATTTCATTTTCTTCTTGCCTTTGACATCACCGTTTATAAATTCCACAAGACCTGTTGTTCCATCTGGAGCATCATCATGAAGATTTTTACCTTTTCTTTGATAGGTTCTCATAGCCTGATAATAATCTTCATATTTCTTTTTCCAGTTCTCAGGCATTATCACTTGTTCCATAACATTGCTTGCATTTACAAGTATTCTTGACTTCTTATTTTTACTTTGATGAAACCATGTGATAGTACATTTTTTATTATGAAATTCAGTCTTAAGTATTCTTTCTACATTTCTTGCAAATCCTCTACCGCCATTATTTGATTCTATTAAGCACTCTCTTATTCCTAACGCTGTTAGTCTTCTTGCTACTTCTCTTTCAGTGGTTTCCATATCTTCATCTGTATAGTATATATCAGTTATATACACATATTTGCCTATTACATCCCCACTTATAAATAACAAAAAGTCAGCACCTTCATCAGCAGTATCTACATAAGCTATTTTTCTTTCAACCATATCTTCAGAATAAAAATCATAAGTTTTAAACTCACCATATAGTCCACCTGTTATATCAACTGGTTGTTGATGATAGTTAGCAAGGAATATATCTTCATTCATAACTCTTTTTAAAGATAAATATTCTTTTTTTGAAAGTATAGATTCACATAGCATATTCCCATCTTTGTCACAAGCCTCATATTCTACATGCATCCATTCTTTTGCTTCATCTTCGTCTTTCAAGAGCTCCCCACATATGTCTTTACTTGACCATCTTGTCATATTTATTATTTGAATTGCACCGGTTTCTGCTCTTGATTTAAAAGTATTTGTATACCATTCATATATTTTCTTCAAAGCATCTTCATTATACGCAGTTGCACCATCTTTAACAGGATCATCAACAATAGTTATACTTCCGCCTCTACCTGTTATTGCACCACCAACACCGGCACCTTTGTAAGAGAAGAATTTCCCTTCTAATGCCCACTTTTCAAAACTTGCATTTCCTTTTTGTATTCTAACTTTAGGAAATATATCTGCAAAAACATATTTTACATTTTCTGCTTCTTCTACAGGTATATCTTGAATATTACCATATTTTACACTAAGTTCATGTATATCTTCTTCCATTTGACTTTTTTGATCTACTCCATCTCTGGTAAATCTTGAAAAATCCGATGCAACATCATCATTATATGAGCAGGTAATAGCTTTTTCGTTGTCATTTTTACCAAAACACCATTGTACAAATAATACAAGAGTTCTTGATTTTCCATGTCTTGGCGGAAAGTTTATCATTAGTTTGAGACATAGACTACCATCTTCAAAATATAACTTTCTCTCATATAAATTCTGTAATATATTACAATAATCTTTTAAAAAAGTCCTATCTTCAAAGTAAAAATCAGGATTGGTTAGTTTACAATATTCCCAAAAACTATTCCTTGCTTTGGATATATTTTCTTTTATCTTATTTTCAAATTCTGAACTTTTTCTACCAACTATTTCATTAATTATATCCAACTTTTCACCACCAAGCCTTTAATAAAATTTAATCTATCTTTAATTCGCTTTAAACCCACTTTAAAAAACTTTAAAAAATTTTCTTAGTAAATTTGTATTAATCAAATATAAAGTTGCTTAGAATTGATTTTAATAGCCATAAAATTGATTTTAAACTTTTGCTCGAAACAATAATTATTCAATTATCTTTTTTACTGTCTTATACCTATTGAAATATCAGCTTTAATTAATATTTTTTATAACTTAGCTACAGTATTATCTGTTATCTTTATCAACCTTTCAAGTAAATCAGGATGGTTTTTAAGCTCTTCACTAATTGCATTTTTAAAGTTTTTATAAGCTTCTTCATACTCCGACTTCAATTTTGCATAGATTTTATCCTTATATGCCTTAGTCCTTGATATGGAAGTTATCAACTTTATGGCATCAGATGCATCCATACTTTCTATTTCCTCTTCAAGATATGCTATCTTCTCTGTCAACTTTACTGCCGCTATTTGCATAGCACCTTCAGTTATATTTTCACTGTCCTTATCTTCTTTTGCAAGCCTGACAAGTTCATTGACCTGTGTCCTTGCCTCAAGCAGTTTAGTTGATAGTTTATGCGTTTCAAGAGCATATCTTCCTACTGTACTCTTGCTTATGTCAAAGCCTCTATCTTTTAGCCATTCAGATATGTCCATATATGTGTTGGCTGTGTCTGATAGCATTATATCAAGTTCTTTTTTAATTTCATCAGGTAAAGATACTATCTTATTGTACTTTCTGTACTTTTTATATTCTTTATCCATAATATCATCCTTTACATACTACAGATATATAGCGTCATCTTCTATAGTACCTTCTATTAAATCTATTCCGGTAGGGCTTAGTCTTAACACATGTTCTTCTTTGAAATCTTCAGAAAATTCTTTATCTACCATGATATAGTTTTTATCAAGTAGATACTGTAAATGTTTAGATGTATCAGCTCCATTTGTTATACCATATTCAAGCAGTGCAAGCCTGACTTGTTTTACAGTAATTGGAGTAGGGTAGAACAGTGCCAGCACCCTCATAACTTCTCCACGATATTTTTTATTCATCATAGTTTCTTTAGAAATCATCTATTGCTCCTTTATTTGATATTTGTTATTTGCAGATTTTAAAATTTCATCATAAATTTTATCAAGCTTCTTATCAATATTTGACATAGATCTTATAAACTCATCCTTAGATACAAAGTTTCGCTCAACTTCTATCTTATGCTCAGACAATTCCTTTTGCACATTTTCTATCTTGTTATGCAAATGCTCATCTTCTCTGTCAAGTCTGTCCGAATTCTTCTTAAAATAGTATGTCGCTATACCAATTATAGAAGTTATAATCAACATACCTATCTGCTCAATATTCACCGTATTCCTCCTAAATTTTATATTTGAAATATGACTTATTAAAGTTATAGTAAAGATAGATTAAACATCAGAAAAATGTCTTTCTCTTGACAATACATTTACATCAATTATATGCTGTCTCTTTATCAATGCACTTTCTACAAAAGCACTGTCAATATTTCTTCTCACCTTTTTCATATTAGCCTTATTACTTTCTCTTTGTTTTATCCTTGATGCAGCCTTTCTTTTTTCTTTTTCAGCTAAAATATTTTTTGTATTTAAAAAAGCAGACACACTTTGCCTGCTCTTTCCAACTAATTTTGATATCTCATTTATTTTCTTATGCTCTATAAAATATAGCTCATAAGCCTTATCTTTCCAATTATTCATATTTATCCTCATACTTTACATTTTCATACACATAATTTATAGCATGACAAAATATATTTACTATAAAGATAGCAAATATATCCATTTGATATTCGTAATATACATATTTTATAGCAATAAAAAACTGCTACTATATTTTTATAGTAACAGTTTATACTATTTTAAATGATATGTCTTGTAAAGTAGTTTATGAAAAAAAACTAATCTCTTAAATGTATGAACTCATCTTTTTGTTTTCTAAAAATTATTTTACCTGAATTTCTATATTCAACCAACTTCTTTTGCCCTAATATCTTAATCAAGTTAATGATTTGTATTTTATTAGTTTCTCTATTGTGGTAATATATAATAGTTTTATTCGAATCTGCAATTAATTTTTCTAATATATCATTGTCAGAAACATCCAATGAATGACCATATATATACACACAACAATTTTTTATATTATCTAAACATCTTTTATATGAGAACTTTTTATTTTCCTCTGTATCTCTATAATCAATGGCTTTTTCAGATTCATTATTACTATCAGTGTTTTTTAATATTCTTTGATAATATTTTTTAAAAAAAATAAAATCATCACATAAATTTTTTTCATCTTTTAGTTCTTCATAAACTCCTAATATCATATCATCATTATTTTCTTCAATTTTAAGTTGACTATTCATTTTTTCTTCATTAGCACTTCCATGTATATATAATATGTCTTTACATTCAGGTATTTTATAATCAAAGGCAATTAAGTTATTATTATATTGTACGAATTGATCTTTATTTTTCGAAATGCAATCTAAAATTCTTAAACAAGTATCAGTATAGTTAAATGAAATAACTTTTTCTAATAAGGGGATTGATATTATATCCTCAGATATTTCTTTAATTTTCTGTTGATGTACCACTTTCAATAAATATACTTCAAATGCTCTAATTAATCCTATTAGATCATTTTCTAATATATGAATAATAGCTTCTATAAATATATCATAAGCCTTTTTTAAAAAGTTTGCTTCTGTTAGACTATTGATTATTATTAATTCATCAGAAACTATACATCGATTGGATTCCTTATAATTATGATAAAGTTCTAACCCATTAGAAAACGCAGAAAATCTATTTAGATGTTCCTTAAGATTTTCCCAATTATTTTTTATAGTGCCTTCTTTGTCATTTTTCAGTTTAAATATTATAGATACATATTCTAACGCTGTGCATAATGTGTTGATTTGTTTTTCATTAAATTCTACATCAATTCTATATTTTATAATATCATCTAATATATCCCAAAAAACTGTATCAATTTTTTTCTCATTATATTTCATTTTTTCCAAAACATCAGCTATTTCCTTCTCAAAGTCTATCCAGTTTTCTCCAATTTCTCTTTTGCTTGCTCTTATTTCTAAAAAATGTTCTATCCAAAAATTATTTTCAATATACTTATTTAAGTCTTCTACATATCCTTCTTTTAGTCTATTATCATTTTCAAGCGGTAAAACTTTCTTATATAATTCTTTTTTATCATTTTTAAGATTTTCAAGAAATTTATTATAACCATTATTAAACAGCTTTACAGCTTCTACTGAATCCAAAAAATCACCATATTTTGTTGGTAATCCGTGAGCCAAATCAAATCCGTTTCCTATTACTAAAATATTCATCTTAGTACTCCTTTTATGTAAAATATTTATTATAATAATATCATTTTTTTATATAGTTTTCAATAAAAAAAGATACTATATTACAAGTATCTTATACATCATTTTTAATATCATCAAAACTAATCTGTCCTTCAAGTACATCCTTATTTACTATCTTCCTAATCCACATCTCACTATAACCATACTTTACTGCTAAATGTTTGTAGTTATATCCGTTAAATTCCTTAAGTATTTGCTCTCTTAATTTCTTGGCATAAACATTGTCAAGTTTGGGAAAGTATATTGATGAACCTTGAAAAAGTTCTGCTATTTCAAGTGCGTTACCGACACCGATTTTTTCAGCTATCATATAATACACACTTCCGACTTCAAAATCATCTATGTTTATTATATTTTCGATATTTTTAAACTTCAATTATACTCCCCCTAACTTTCTTTAATCTTCTAACTCTTTCTCTTTTCCCTGTCTTATTATCATCTTTTTAAGTATTTCTATTAACTTACTGCAATCATCTTCACTTAGCCACTCTATCCTGTCAACCTTGAACATCCTTTTTACAAAGCCGTTTATCCTATTGTTATTGTCATTCCAGCCAAGTATAGCTGTAAGAGAATATATCTTTTTTCTCTGTAATTGAGTAGTCTTATTTCCGCCTGTATCTGTTCTTTTTTTAGATGATTTATGTCTAACTTTTTTATTATTGTCTTTCATAACAATAAGTTCTCTTATCAATCTATTTGCTTGTAACTTTGTCATCTTTCTCATAGAGTCTTTTTTAGATATCCGCTCTATCATACAATATAAGTTGTCCTTGTCAACTCCGACATCTTTTGAAAAGCCCCATATATTCTTAATTTGTTCCTTGCTTATCATCTCGGTCAATCAAATCACCTCCTTAGAAACTATCAAGGTCATTTTTATCAAGCAAAAAATCTTCTAATTCCTGCCCGGCAAGGGATGGTGTTCTTACAAAGCTTTTTTCATTATCTTGTGTGTTATCATTAGTTGCCCATATATCCTGCCAATTGTTTATAATTGACTTTTCAAGTAGCTCAATTTTTATCTTATCATTATTCTTGCTAAGTCTGTCCAACTTATTAAAAAGCCTTGTCAAAGTAGCTTTAGTATTAATAGGCTTTTTTATCTCTTGCCTCATATCTACAAAATCAAATAAAACTTTTTGTAAATCTTCATTTTCAGTATATTCATATATTGCATTTTCAATATCTAATTTAGTATTTGATTTTTTAATTCTCTTACTCTTGCTTTCATTTGAAGTAAGTTTACTTAACTTTTCAATTTCTTCAAATCTTCTCATAGCTTTGTACAGTATGTCATTTACATCATCTTCTACAAGATACTGTCTAAGTTCACTTTCCAATATCTCATTATATTTACTGATAGTTTCATTTTTCATAAGTAAGCCCCAGTGTCAAAGTGTCTTCTATAGACAATGCCCTTTGAATTTGTTTTTTCAAAGTATCATCAATAGCATTAATATCAATATATTTACTTACAAGTTCAAAATTTTTATGCTCTCTTATTATATCAAGTTCTTCTTCCAGTCCGTCCTCATCTACTGCACCAAGTGACTCAAGCACTTTTTTATCTGCTGCATACTCTCCTTTGAGTTTTTTAAGAGCAACTTTTTTCTTATCATCATCAAGCCCAAGAGAAGTAAGTAAGGTATCTAAATCATGCTCCTTATAATCTCCTACATAAAGAGATATTAAAGCCTTTTTAAACTTACTTTCAATATCGTATTTTATCTCTTGTACAGTCTTTATTTTGTTGTCAATAACATTTCCAAAAATTTCTTTTAATGTATTAACATTCTCAATTTCTAACTTTTGTTTATATAACACCTCGCAAGAGCCGTTATCACCATAAAATTGAACATATTTCATATTTTTATTTTCAAGCTCTTTTAATCCTTCACTTTGAATGATAGCTTTTGTTTCATCCAACTCTTTTTTCTTTACTTTTACTTCCTTATCCAGCCTTATAGCCTTATCAATAAGGCTTTCACTTGCTAATATTTCCATATTACACCTCTTTCATTATCTTTTTGACCTTAATTGCCCACTCATTGTCAGTAGGACAATAATCCGGAGCTATAGCTTCCAACGATCTACCTCTATAAAATTTTGAACCAAGCAAATCAGCCAAAAATATCAAGCACTCATCTCGTCCATCAAAGTCTCTATAACCACTATAGTCCTTATTTTTTATCCCACAGTAGTTATTTTTCCCTGATGTCTGTTTTCCTTTTCCAGACTCAAGAGCGGCGATAGCATACACCGCCCTGAAATTTATTCCTTTTTCCATTTCTATCTTGTACATCATTTTGCCAGTACCTTCAAGAAACGTTCCAGCTAACTTTTTATTTATTTCTTTATCATTCAAGTTACTGATTTTATACACATCAGTTGAAAAGTTATCTACTACTTTTAATTCATATATAACAGTATCTATCAAAGTATTTGTATCAATATCAATACTATTAAATATCAAGAATATTGATAATATTAACTCCATGTACTCCATCCTTTATATATGTTCTAATTTGATTTGTTCATTTATCTTATCTATACAAGCCTTGCAGATATACTTGCCATCAACCTGTACAAGTTTTTCATTTTCTCCACACATAATGCAAGATCCTACTACTCTTTTTAATATCAAATCTCCATCATTGTTTGTTTCTATCTTAAGCTTTTCTCCGCTTTCAATCCCATATTCCCTTCTAATATGTGATGGTATAGTTATACTTCCTGATTTTGATATCTTCTTTTCATTTAGCATTTTTAATCTTCTCCTTTTACATCATTTTTTATTATCTCGTTTATTGCTTTATCATAGTTTTCAAGAAAAGCAACCCTTATCTTCTCTCCTATGCCCTTAGTATTATCAAGGGCAATCATAATTGCTTTTCTATTCTTCTCATCAAAACTTACAAACATTTCCATATTATTCTTCATATTATCATTGTTCAAATTTGCTGCAAAAGTTCTTATCCAGTCTTCCATCTGAATATGATCTAATTTTTTTATCATCTTATACTGCTTCCTTGTCAACAAAGAAGTTTTTCCATTTTTTACCTTACTCATCTCCACTCCTCTCTATATCTATTATTATTTTTTCTACATGTTCAACAGGTATATTTTTGTATCCCCCATCTGAATATATAAGTATTATATTTTCATTATCACTACTTAGTATTACCACTTTTATGCTAATTTTTTTCATATCCGCTCCCATATCCAAAGCCAGTATTCCAACCACGTTTATATTCCTCATGTTTTAACTCATTCACGTGTTTTATATCATGCTTAGCTTGTTCTACAATCTTATCTACTGAAAGAGATTTTGTTATCCATCCTGCCACAAAAGACAATCCTGCAATTCCTGCTATAATTAAATATTCCATCATTATTCTTCCTCCTTATTTCCAATTATACTTGTCAAAACTTTTTTACAATTTTCTTCTCTTAGTTTAGACAAAATTTCAGACATTTCATCTTGCATATCTTTTGCCATCTCAGCCATTTTAATAGCAACCCCTACAATTGATTGCAGTATTTTTTCATCTCTTATACGTAAATATATTTCATCAAGATCATTTTCTTTTAATCCAAGATCAAATGATAAAATAGTGTCTTGTTCCACCTTTATACGAAAGTAAAATTGGCTGTCAAATATATCTTCAAGAGATACAACCTCATGTATATGTCCATCTTTAACTTCAATTAGTTTTAACTTTCCTATAAACTCCCAATTATTATACTGACGAATAGTGCATCTTAAATATACATTGTCTTTGAATTTCTGTACTATGGTATCTTCTCCAATCTTGTCACTTATTTCAGATGTATTATTATTAATATTGAATATCTCAATACTTTGATTTGAATATTTTTCAGCTGAAAAAGTAAAATCACTAAATTTTTCATTGTTCTTTCTTAGTTCTATTACAGCATTATCTAATTTTAACAATTGTCTTTTTAATTTTCCGTTCATTTCTATTCTCCTTTTAAAATCTTTGACATCTATAAAAAATTATGATATTCTTTACATATAAATCATTTTATATGTTTTATTATTAAGCTATGTGCAAGCTAATCCCCATTATCTCTGCCATAGCTTTTATTCCTTTTATGGAGATATCATTATTATTAACAGCATTTGTATATAATAGTGTTGCACCTCTAAGTCCAAACTTACTTCTTGATACTCTAAGCAAATACTCTATTACTTCATCACTTGCATTACCAAACACGAGCTTTATATCTTCCATGTTGAAAAAATCTGTAAGCAGGTGACTTTGCATTCCCACACGACTGAACAGTTGAGCAAACTCCGCCTGAGTCTTACCAAGCATCTTGTTATATATGATTTCATTTCCTATCATAACTATAGCGGTGTTTGTGGAGTCGTTTATACTCCTTATTATCTCAAGTGTCTTTTTTGTAAGATGCTGAGCTTCGTCAATTATTATCATCTTGTCTGTTCCTTCAAGTTTTTCTATTATTTCAAGATATACTTCATCTTGAGCTCCTGTCTTATTTGTTTTAAGCTTGCTTGCAAGCAACTTTAAAAACGGTCTTGGAGTAGCAAAAGTAGGCGTTGCTGTAACAAAATATATGTCATTTCTTTCTGATATCCAGTTTTTAGTTGTATATGTCTTTCCTATACCTGCATCACCATATATGCAAGAGATAACTTTTTGGATATAAGTGTATTCAAGTACATTTATTATCCTTTTACTTATTGTAGTCATAGCAAAAGATATGCCGTCTTTTATAAAGCTGTTATTTCTTTTTTCCTCCTTTTCCAAAAACTCCCTTATCTTGTCTTCTATTGCTGTAGGATTTGGGTAATCGCCTTTCATATACCTACTAAATGTGCTTTCTGCAACATCAATCTTATCAGCAAACTTCCTATTATTTATGTTGTTGTTTTTAATATATTCAATTACTTTTTCTCTCATCATGTTCTCCTTACTTCTCAAATTCTTCTATAACATCAACTCTGTCATTATATTCTTCAACATCTTTAAGTTGAGCCATCATATCGTTAAGACTCCTATACATATCTCCCTTAACGTTATGTTCTGTATAGTCATATTCTTCGCAGTCATCATCAATTAAATCCATTTCTATTTTTAACAGGAATTTTAATAATATAGCTTGTTTTTCGTCAATACTTATACTTATCATCTTATCTTTCCTTTCTTTTTCACGTTTTTCAGCAACTTCTATTAAATGCTCAACATGTATTTTAATCCTTAAGTTATCATCCGTTTTCCCTTCATTAATGATGTCACCTATTGTATATATTGTTGTAAGTAGTGTATCTCTATCTACAGACCTTGATTTTTTAAATATCTCAAGTAAAAGATCATTCATACTTAGTCCTCCTTATTTCTATTCTTATTCGCATTTTCAATCATTCTGTCAAAGTCAACTATTTCTGCACTCATATTTTCAGCACCTACTGCCTTTTTGTATTCGCTGTCGTTTAATATTGGCTCTATGATCTTCGCATAGTATCTTTGAACATTTTCTTCCATCATCTCTTGTGATTTTTTGCTTATCACCTCTCTTACGCTTGGTATACTTGCCATATCTTCAACTTTCTTATAATCTCTTGCTATTTTTTCAAGCATCTTATTTGTCTTATTCAAATGCTTGATTGAGTCAGTATCGTTAGCAAGTCCATATCCGCCTGTAATTTCTCTTGCAGCCTTACCTACATATCTGCCTTGTTCATCTTCTATTATCACTTCAGATAAATCATCAGGATTGTATCTCACATACACCTTCTTATCTAAGTAGTTGATAGTGATATCTGAGTTATAGAAATATACCTTTGTATTTCCAATCGTTACATACACGCCGTTTCTCTTATATGTCTGTAACCTTGTAGTTCTTAACAGTAATTCGTCAAGTTGTGCTTTTGCTATAGTCCTGATTTTCATCAGGTGCTTTTCATATGCAGCATTTGGACTTCCTTTTTCAAGACCTTCCGCATTACTGCTTACGTTGTTGTAATATCCTTCAATATAGTTCTTCAGTTCATTTTCAACTTCTGATAGTAGAGGGATATTTTTTTCATCCTTTAATCTATCAACATGACCTTCAGGTCTGTTTCCAGGTCTATTGCCGCAGTAAGTTTCAAACATTCGGCTGAATTGATTAGCCATAGTATTAAACTGTCTTTCAGCAATCTTTGCTCTACCGTTTGCTACCTTAGCATTAATCATCCTTATGCCAAGTCTTTCAAATAGAGTCTTACCATAATCGGCGTTTATATCTGTTTTTCTCCTTCCTCTTCCGCCAATATCACTTGCCAAAAATTCACGACCGTTGTCAAAGTACACCATTTCCGGAGCACCGTATTTTATCACTGCATTTCTAAATGATAAAAATACACCATGACTATCACTGCTCCTTCTTAATGACATACTAAGCACTTTTCTACTTTTTATATCAGACCATATAATAAGATGTGGTCTGTATATTTCATAATTAAAATCATCTTTTACAAATAAATCCAATGTATGGTAGTCAGATGTCCAAATATCATTACTATTAAGCGTTGAATAATCACGTCTTAAATAGTAAGCACATTCATCAGTCCATACCTTTTTACCTTCTCTAAAATAAGTAACTACAGATTTAGGTATTCTGCTATCAATAGCACGCCTAAATGTAGATTCAGAAGGTAGCGGAAGTAAATCAGGGTTTTCCATTTCAAAATGATATGTTAAAGCCTTGTATAAAAATGCAACCTTCGGCTTGTTTATATCCAAATACCAGTCTTGAAAGATATTCCATACTTCATCTGCTATTTCATTACCTGTATTGTTTTTGTTTCCTCTAAAATCAGCAAGTGCAACAATTCCAT